AACATTCGGAGGGACGTGATCTTCGTGTTATTGTTGTTGGTGGGAGGGTTATTGGTGCAATGCTTCGCCAGAGTACCGATGGATCTTTCAAAGCCAACATCTCCCGTGGAGGTCAAGGTTTACCCTTTCAAGTAGATGACGATATGGAACTCCTTGCAATTCAGGTTGCTAAAGTTTTGAATCTTGATATTGCTGGCGTCGATCTTCTGTTTCATAAAGATGGATACAAAGTTTGTGAAGCTAATTCATCTCCTGGATTCAAAGGATTTGAACAAGCTCTTGATATTAATGTTCCGCAGAAGATTTTTGATTACGCTAGAATGAGATCTAAATTATAATAGTAGAAAGTAGTTTAATGGGAATGTTCGATACCGTAAGATCTTCTTATGATCTTGGCCCTGGATACAGTAATCAAGAACTGCAGACAAAAGATCTGGAGTGTTTGATGAAAGACTATTGGATCGATCCTGCGGGTCGTTTGTTTGAACTTGACTATTCTCATACACACGACTTCAAAGAGGTGCCAGAGGGGGAAAGGCTAACGCCCTGGCACGTTTTTGAGTGGGTCAAGAATGGTAACCACGGAAAACTTAAACCAGTTTATATTTTTAAAGTGGTTGAAGTTTATCCTGCACGATTCGACGGTCACTACGCCAAGTGGCCACGTTGCCACATTTACTTCAGGGATGGTATCGTAAGAGAAGTCAGACATAACACTGATGAAGTTTCAGGTAATTTATAAAAGACAAAAGAAGAAAGGTACTTCAATTCAAAGAGCCACTTTTTTTGATGAACGTGACGCATTGATGTGGGCACAACATCTCAGACGTAACAATGTTGACTCTGAGATTGTTCCAATTTTCTAAATCAATATATAATCGTGAAGTTAATTTGTAACTATGAATTTTACCGTCTATTCTAAACCTGGTTGCCCTTATTGTGAGATGATTAAACAAGTCCTGATTGGAAAGGATTTGCAATTCAGTGAATATGTATTGGATGTTGACTTTACGAGACAACAGTTCATTGATGAATTTGGTATGACAACATATCCCCAGATTGTTATGGATGGTAAGAAATTAGGTGGCTGCACTGAAACAGTTAAGTATCTGAGGGAACAAAACATCATCTAATGGAAATCTCACTTTACGATATCGTTGAGAGTGTTATTGATGATGCCTTTTTTCATCATACTTTTACATTCTCAATGTATGATTACCTAAAATCAAATAGAGTAACTAAACCTGTCGTTATTTCTTTCATAGAAAGTTCAACGGCATCTAATCTTTCAAGCACGATTGAAGAATTAGATTTGTATCTTGAGGGTGGTAGTGATGATTTGCATAAGCAACTTCGTGAGGCTTATGGCAATCTAGGAAAACCAACTGCAAGAAAAATTAGAGATTATCTTTATAGTATTCTGGAGGATGCTTGGAAATATGAAAAGGACAAAAAATCTGGCCGAAAGTTGGGGTCAAAGAATCGCAAAAGAGTCACTAAATAATCCAGAGAGTTGGAGGAGTGAGTAGGTTTCTTTTGTAGTTCTCTGATAGGAAAAGAAAAATGTTAATAGGAGTAACTCTTGTCTTCTCTGCACTCTTCTGCATTGGAGGCACACTCATCGGGTTTGTATTGGGATGGTTCTTGAGTGAAAAGTATTCAGAATATATGGAACTTAAAACTGCTCAAGTGACCACTCACCCAGAAATGTATGATGAGGAGGGAAATCTACTTAATACGGAACTCACTGCATTACGTTTTGTAATTGACGAATCTAATTATTACGACGACGAAGAAGACTAATTATGACTGCTACGAAGACTAAATTACCTCCCAATCCTTTGGTGAGTGAAATTCTTGATGCTGTATCAAAATCCCGTTCCAGAACTAAAAAGATTGAACTGCTGCAGGAGTATGATTCTCCTGCACTTCGGGCAGTTTTAATTTGGAATTTTGACGATAGTGCAAAGAGTATGCTCCCCGATGGAGAAGTACCTTACACTCCAAATGAAACTCCGAAAGGCACGGATCACAATCGACTGACTGCGGAGTACAAGAATCTCTATCACTTTGTCAAGGGTGGAAATGACAGTTTGGCCCCTCTGCGTAGGGAATCTATGTTCATTCAACTTCTTGAACGTCTTCACGCGGAAGAAGCTGAAGTGATTTGTTTGGTCAAAGATAAAAAACTTACCGATAAGTATCCACTTACTAGAGATGTCATTGCTGAGGCTTTCCCCGACATTCAATGGGGGTGGCGTAGTTAATGCCCTTATCTAATGCAGATATCGTAGACTTTAAAAACAAGGGAGTGATTGTAATTCATTCAGACTGCGATGTTATTGCTGCAAATGATAAGTCACTCCCTGTTGATAGTTACTTAGTAACCTGTAGGTATGAAGATCTGACTTGGTATGACATTGTGAAAGGTCTTAGGGTGCCTATTTTTGATTCTTATTATGATGCGTTTGGACAAAACGTTATGGAAAAAATGGTGTGGACAAAAGGAACTGTCCCCGCTAAGTCTTGGAATTGTACAGATAAGGAGAAGAAAAGGAAATGACAGAAGATAAAGCCCTTGGTTTAGGTGGGGGTGGATACAAACCAGAGTTCAAGAAAGCTGTCGGCGGTGGCTTTGTTGGCGGTAGAGATATGGTAGATGAAGTTGAGGTGTCAGATCCTCGACAGAATCTTGATAACTACACTGTTGATATGAAGGAAATGAAGAAGGTGGTCAAGAAATATAAACAATTGAAGAAATATTCTAAGTCAAATCTTTTTCAAATTCAAAAGTTGAGTGGTAAGAAAACTCTAATCGATGAATTGATTGAAGAATATAAAGAAAACCCAGAACTATAGTAGTTGACTATATAGAGTGAAAGGTCTATTATGACCGAACGTTCATTCTCTATTTGCAAATAGAGAACGGAAGTAAGCCGACTCGGAACGGATCGTTCATCTATGGAGACACTCTTATTGACTTGCTTACAAGCACAGTTGGAGAGTTCATAAACAATATCTCTCTCTTCAACAAAAGAATGATTTGATATGGGAGATCAAACAGATCTCTCCAAAGGAGTGTAAAATAGACGCAAAGGTTGACTGAAGGAACGCTCTTTAGCCTCAAAATTAAGGAGAAACCTAATGTCTAAAGTCGTATATCGTGGTGTTGAATACGATACTCAAAAGCGTTTAGAGTATCAACAACAAATGATGCAGCAACCCCAACAATACAACGAAACCTATCGTGGTGTTAAGTTTGTAAAGGAGGGTCACAAATGAAGAAACTTAACTTCCTGCAACTTATTAAAGAACAAAAACAAAAAGAAGATCGTCGTCACCAAGCACAGTTAGCACAACTAGTTGGAGCAAAGTGATGTTTGCAGTATTACAAATTACCGCAGGTTGTGCGGTTGTAATTACTTTATTATCACTTTATATTCAATTTCTTTTTAGATAGGAAAGAGGGGTTATCACCCCTCTTTTTTTGGCTCTTGACACAATCACAATACATATGTAAAATTACTCTGCCAGAGTTGAAAGAGATGGATAAAGCTAAACTTAAAGAGCTCTTAGCCAACCTCAAAGAGGTTGTAACAGAATTAGAATCTGAGATCTATTCAGATGTACAATCCTATACATACACAGAACATATAAATGATTATGATGAAGTCTTTGAAGATGATGATGGTTACCCATTTTAATAGGAGAAACAACAATGTATGAACTTGACACTTTTGAAAAAGCACTTGCTCACTTTGGTACTAGAGTTGACATCATCATCGCCCTTGAAATGGGTGATAAGATTGATGCCCAATCAGCTTACAAAGAAATCAAATCAGAACTTAAAGAACTTAAGCGTGTTAAAAAACAATATGCAAAGGAAATGCAGTAAGTGTGATATTGAAAAACCACTTGACTCAGATCACTTTGAAGTGGTAAAATCATTTCGGACTGGACTGTCCTACTATTGTCTTGATTGTTGTAAACCAAAAAAGAAGGAGTGAGTATGGATATGATTAAGAGTTTGATTCTTGCGACGGTTTTACTGACCACACCTGCGTTTGCACAGACAACTAAACAAAAAGAATATCGTCCATTTCGATATGAAACTCCTTGTGCTCTTGAAACCAAGGATGAATTTATATCTGATAATTGCACCGTAGTTGAAACACGCGAGAAGGGTGGTGCACTTCGTACTCGTGCTATTTTTTCAAACCGATTTAAACTTACAATCAAGTCTTACTTTGATTCTAAATTGGGTTTTATGACTTATGATAGTCATAATAACTTTTCATATAAGTGGGAGTACAAAGTTGGAGGAGTAACTGGGCTTGGTGCTTGGACTTATGTAATGCCTGGTTTTCTTGTACAAAATGTTAGTTGGGATTGATAACTATGTCTGTTAAACTTATTTCGGTAACACCCGATGCAGAGAAGACAATGGCCTATGTTGCTAGAGTCTCTAATCCTTCTAACCAGGATAATGAGAACTATGCAGGGTTACTTCGTTATTGCATTAAGCATAATCATTGGAGTGTGTTTGAACAATCTTTTATGACTCTGGAGATTGAAACGACCAGGGCTATC